GCAGCCATCTTGCCAATGCTTTCAGAGAACCTGGCTTGTTCGCGCATACCGGCAAAATCAATCTGCCCAATCCCAGCAGCTTGAACTCTTCCCGCTTCATATCTTGGTAATCTTGCCATCTTTAATCTCTATGTTAGACCGACAACTGGGCCAGTAGGCGATATTGGGGCAGATGGATCAACACCGCCAAATTTTGCGCCGCCTTTCGCAGCACCGGCGCCAGTCATTGCCAAAGAAGTTACTGCCCCCAAAACACCTTGTCTAAACGCAGCGCTGCCAGCAGCTTTGTATTGTTTCGCCTGGTACTCTGCCATTCCTGTCGCAATAGTCGCGTTATCTCTGGACTGGTTATAATCCCTGACTCCTTCTCTCATCGCATAGTTTTGCAGATTTAATGCACTGCCTGATAACGGATCAACACCGCCAGCAGCAGCTCGCGCAACCGTGGATGCCAGGTTTTCGTTTAACTGACGCAAAACATTAATACCCTGCTGTTTGTATTGCAGTGCTTGAGAACGACCCCTAAGCCTTTCTTGTGCGGCCTTAGCGTCATACTCAGCCCTAGCATATTGCCCACCCCTGAAGGACGAATACGCCGTCAGAACACCCGCAACAATCATTGCTACTTGAGCCATATTAGTTACCTATACTCACTCTATATTCCAACCCAAGCAGCGTTAGCTTCAATGGGACGGACTGCGTTACTGTGATCTGAGAAGTTTGCGAGAACCCAAGCAGACCTCTCACCGTTTTTGTTCCTGTAAATTCGGCAACCGGAGCATCCAGTATACCAGCGCCGAACTCTCTAAAGGCTACCGGCTGGTTATTGATAACCATGTTCTGACTCTCATAAACCGGAGCGTCTACCTGGACAATGCGTTTCTTCAAGCCAAACACTGATCCTGATGCTAATCTCGGCTCAACCGGCATGGTCTTGATCTCGACATCAAAGTCTATCCCAAACTCCCAAGTGCTATATGTTCGATCAAAGTTTACAGTCGGGCCTGTTTTGGTTGAACCCTCAACAACGCCATCGCCAATAACCTTAACGGGGTTGTTAACATTTGGTTGATTCATTGTGCCAGAAGATGCCGATGTACCTGTTACCGCATAGTCGGTGAATACGCTGGAGTCAAACTTTAAGATATGCCCTTCAACATTTACGCCAATTAAGCCTGGGTCATACTTAACCAAAACATAAACATCAGAGACCACAACCGCAATACTGACAAATGTATACTGACTTGGATTGGTTACGCCCAGCTCAATTCGGCTTGGCGCAATAACATTCTGATCCGGCAGGATCGAGTACAAAGTAATACTGCTATCAGCTTCATTCAAAATGTAGATCTGGTCTGCTTCATCCGTAGATACTGCTCTGCGCCTTGCCATATCAATCGGCGTCTTGAGAAGATGCGAGCTGAGTGTGGACAGGGGAAGTATGCCATATCCGCCTTGCTCTTGGTTATATTGCATAGAAACAAGCGATTGACCTTGGCGCTGTATAAATAAAGCTGAACCACCAATATTAACAACAGGCAATCCAGGCTTAGACCCAATTTGAGTTTGCGGCTTGACCATAAAGGTCGCTGGCGTTACTGGCTGGCTTGCTTCTTGGATAACGACAAACTCACCGCCAGACGTAAATATCTGGAGATCAGGCCCAGCATTAAGATTTGTTACTTCGTTGAACTCGTTGACATTGAGAGTGGCTTCAACAGACTCGTCGTCAAGACCGGTGCCTTGCTCGAAATCAAAATACTGAGCAACCTTAGACCCCCAAATAGTATTAGGTCGCAATGCAGTGCCGCCAAAATACAACCTGCCTTCATAGAAAGCTGCCGTTCTAGGCCACCCTAAAGCGTCAGACCAGGTTGTCACATATCCAGTATCGGCATTCCAGACACTTAAAGTCTGGCTTGGGAAAGGAAATACAGAGTTATCCATGACGCTAGCGTCAAAGAACGGTATTGTGACAATTGCGTCAACAACATGATCGCTGACAACTGATACAATTCTTGCCTGTCCTTGCGACGACCCAATCGTCCGGTTAATTAATTCGCCAATACTCGGTGGCCCATAAGGCACGACCTTATAACCCGTTGTCGCATCTGGAGCCGTGTCCCAAGTGTCATCGATCGTTATCGTTTTTGTCCCCAGATCATAACTGTGAACGTGCCGATACTGCCCAGAGCCGGTGCCAGAGGTGAGATGCAATGTCATCCCAACAGGCGTTTTTGTGCCAGTAAACGAGGTTGCCGCCTTTAGTATTAAAGTGGTGCTAGATCCGCCTTGAGCTGTACCTGTATCGCTGGTGTAGCTGGACGCGGTAATGGTTATATTGCCGTCGACAGCAGAAGGCGTGATTGCAAACTGAGGGTAGTGCGTATGCGGATTAAACGCATAACTAGGAATGTTTGTTAATGGTACATCTTCAAACGTCCAGCTTACATCCGAGTTTCTAACCAACCTCTTGGGGTGCATGTCCTGGTGGACAATGATTAGAGTATCAACGGCCTGAGTGTATTTAAGATCAGGCACCATTGCCGCAGTAATATCGGTAGCCGAGACGCTGACTTGGAATACATCGTTCTTGTAAACCTTAATAAACCCGCTCTGAACGGCAAGCAGATAAGTATCTGTCCTGCTAAACTGAAACGGGATTAATTTAAATTCTTGAGCAAATGGGTTGTCGTATATCTTGGCGATAGTACGCAGCCCAGGACGACGAGTGGCGCCACCTTGCGGGTGAATGACAACATTTTTTGCGGATTCTAAACCGTTGGAGTATTGCTCAAGGTCGGTTCTGGCCCGAAGCAAAGGATCCATCTCGCCAACGCTGAAGTTTGTTTGGAATTGCGTATAACGAGCCATGCTACCCTCTTACATATATTAGGGAGTAATCCTCGATAACTTGCGGCGAATTGCCCCTAGAATCCACATTCATCGCTTCTCGGAATAAACCACCACGACCATTCTCGCCTGGTGTCCCGAATGAAAGTGAATTGAAATAGTCAGTCTTACTGATTTGATCCGTCACAACCAAGCCCAATTCCGCAGCCAACACTGTACGCAGCAGCCGCACAAAGTACGCGGGCATTCTTTCCTCGGCTACAGACGTTTGATAATCAATGTAAACCGTTTCAAGATTGGTGTACAACTGATCCCCAAAGATCTGCCAGCCATAACGGACTGGTAATTGATTGGTTGATGAATCAGCAAAGATTGCTCGAATACCAGACAACATATCGCCTGGCAATTGATAGGAATATCTAAACTCGTTGTCCGGAACGGTCGCCAAACGAGCTAATTTAATCTTCTGGTATGACCAGCTCCAGGGATACCTGGCAAGTAAAGAGTCCCGAAGGTCGGGATATAGGCGCTCACATGCCTGGGCAATGTCCGTCCCGTCTGCAAATGAACTTATCGGTGCAGCTCCAAGCAGGATTAATGCGTCAGAGCATATCGAAATATCAGTATCACCTGATGCCATACAACGCCTCTCGCTAAATATGGGGCGACCGAAGCCGCCCCGTTTTACTTAGATCGCAGCTGTCGTAATAACACCGGCAGTGTTAGTAGCAACTAAGAGCTGACCGCCATCACTAGCTTTATTGAGAATGAAATCACCAGTCGTGATCAAACCCTCAATTGCATTGAAGTAGCCAGACGCGGCAACAGCCGCTTTGTTGTCTGAACTGGTCAGGTAGCTGTAAACACTAGGAGCGTTACCACTCTTTGAAGCCCCGATTGTTGCCCATCCAGGCAGGTCTGTAGCAATTGAAAATGCCATTAGTCATTTCTCCTTTAGGATTCGGTGCAGTTAACCTGAATGATACCTTCAGAGTCGATCGCTTTTGCGGTAGCACTAAACATAGAGCTAACCAAGAACGAGGTTTTCTCTGGAATGTAGCTGACCTCAGTTCTCTGAGCCATTGATTCAGCGTAGCCCATTGAGTCTTTGTGCCATGCGAAACAAGTTCGGATGGGAGGAGCTGTCTTTGGAATGCCGCCTTCGTCACGATTGCCCATAGTGATAAAGTTAAAGCCCATGAATGAGGATATCTCACCTCGGACTAAAGCCTTCACTGTGTTGAAATCGCTAGAGGTTACTTCCTGGTCGCCCAACAATGAATCTAACTGGCTTGCGTGCATGAGCAAATACCGACCTTCAGCAGGTACGTTATTCGTATTCATCGCGTTTGCAGTTGCTCGAAGCTTCTCGATGTTCATGTTAGAGGCTGCGCCACCAACACTCGTTGCGATAGTAGCGCTTGCGCTTCCAACCATTGCATCAATGCAAATCTGGTCAAGACGACGAGCAATTGACTTGGATACAACTTGAACCAACTCTCGACGCTCATCAAAATTGATGTGTGATTGTTGGAAAATGTCGCTGTATTCCGCAGCAATGTAATCAGTCATGCTGGCTGATACTTGGTCGTACTGCACGTTTAAAGGGGTTACATCAGTTTGCGGTACGCGAACCGTTGCTACACCTTTGCCGATTTTAGGAAACTTAACCGTGTTACCCTGTACGTTTGTGCGAGTCCGCATCGTTCCACGAAGAACCGACTCTGCTTGATACGCTTGCTTTACTTCTGACTCGAAGAGAGTAACAAACGCTGTAGTTACATCCTGTGCCATGACAGAACCTCCAATAAAGTGAATTTATCAAACGCTACCGTTAGCCGAAATCGGGCGGTTACTTGTGGAGCCTGTCTCCACCACCAACGGAATCACCGTATAGAAGGGCCGCGAACGCGGTTAGCCATCAAAAACGAATATAACTATATTTTGTAAGAAAACGCAACCGTTAGATTTAATCTACTTTTGCGAAGCCATCCACTGCTTTTCAATCTTACCGCGCCAGGCTGCATCAGTATGCCATCTAGGATCCGCAATGGCAGATTCCAGATCAGTCCTGGTCATGTCCGGCGTGCTGGGCGCCGACTGAATTGGGATGTTCTCATTCGTAATAGCCTGGTGATACTTCAAGAACGCATTGATTGAATCTGCGCTGTTGAGGCTATTCGACATAGCTTCTCGCTCATTGTTAGATAACGGGGCTTTGAGTAACAATCTTTCAGCCATTTGGATCTTTTCTTGAGCGCGCTCACCAAGCTTGTTCATCTCTTCTTGGTGATTGACCGTCATCTCTTCTTGGCCTTCTTGAGCTGTACTCAACACTGCCTGGGCTAATTCTTCAAACGCTTGTTGACTGATGCCATTGTCCTTGGCCCAGTCTTTGTATATGCCCATCACATCATCTTCGGCATATAAACCGGCATTCTCTAACGAGGACAGATCGTATTCTTCAGGCGCTTTGTGTTTACCCTGCTTGAATTGCTTCTCCAACTCGGCATAAGATTTGGCTAGTTTCTCAACATCAGGGCCATCCTCGTCCCAGAATTTCTCGGGATAGTAGTCTGGCCGCTCCAGGGCTGGCTCATCTGAATCTGCTTCTTGGCCTACCGGCGCATCCGAATCATCATGCAATGGGATCGGTGCCTCTTGGCTTGCTTCTGCATCTTCCGAGACAGATAAATTTAACAAAGATTCTTGTGCTTCTGTGTTGCTCTCTTGTGCTGCGCTATCCATTTTCGCTCCTTACTATACGTTTCTCGATCATCCTTACAATCTCTGCCATGCCAGTTCTGACATAACCAAAACTAGAATCTTCTCCTGGATTCCAGCTCGGCTGCTCAATTGTAATCCCTCGAAGATGGCTCAATACCTTCTGGCCTTCTTCACTTTTAAAGACACGCCCGTACAGAATATCCATGTCATCTGCCTTTGGTGCCTCATAAAAAGCCTCGTTTAACCCTTCCCATCCATCGCTCATTGAATCGCTTCCTCTATTGCGC